CTTGTGAATTTTGCCTTTGCTGATTATTCCAGGTCTGCGGCAAGTAAGGCTCGCTGTGAGCATTGTGCTGGTACTGGATTTCATCATGTATTACGTGAAGTGGTGAAACACTCCAGAAATGGTGAACCCGTCATCAAAGAGGAGTGGGAGAAGGAACTATGTCAGCATTGTCATGGTAAGGGAGAAGTCAGCACGGTGTGCAGAGGGTGTAAGGGTAAAGGTATTGTCTTGGATGAAAAAAGAACCCGGCTTCATGGCGCGCCTGTTTATAAGATTTGTGGGCGTTGCAATGGAAACCGGTTTAGTCGTTTACCAACCACACTGGCGCGGCACCATGTCCAGAAACTGGTACCGGATCTGACGGATTATCAGTGGTACAAAGGATATGCAGACGTCATTGATAAACTGGTTACAAAATGCTGGCAGGAAGAAGCATATGCAGAAGCGCAATTAAGAAAGGTGACAAGATGAAAGATTTTCAACGAAGATGGCGACATAATGCTTGCATATTTCAAAAAATATGGTTAGGATTTTCCTAACGATGGGCTTTGTATGTCTACTGTTAACGAAATCATAACAAACCTCGTTCCGGCGGGGTTTTTGTTTTTTTGGTGGTATATTCCCTTGGTGTCAAATCACAGGGGGGCGATATGGGGTTCTATTACGTTTTTCAATACAAGCCGAAAGGGATGTCATCGGGTAAGCATTTAAATGTTTCCGAGGAGTTTTCGGACCGGAATGAGGCAAAGAGAACGAAGTCCAGGCACATGATTAATGATCCAGATTGTGTCTTCTCGGGAATCGTACAGGCTGATTCGCCGGCAGCGGTACTTCAAGAAATACAGGCTGAATCTCTTAATAGGCTTTAACGGATTTAACTTGGCAGTATCCACATTACCAATTTCATTAGGTCGCTTCGGTGGCCTTTTTCTTTTTCAGGCACCGGGCACCATCCGCTACGTGTTTTGTTGATAAATCCAGCCCGTGAAGCCTGACCCTTTTCATCACACACTGCGCCATCTGAGCTATCGGTGGTGAGGCTATGACTGGAAAGAGCAGCCTGTACAACAGGATTTGAGTTGTGGCTTCTTGCACCGCGGCATTTTCTGCTTCGCCTTATACTATTTGCTTAGTCTTGCGGAGGTGTGAATGAAAGAAGGGTATTACTGGATTCAGCATAACGGTGTTGTTCAGGTGGCATACTATACGAATGACACAGTTGACGATCTGGAATCAGGACAACTTATTGTCGGTGTCTGGCATCTGACAAGGGGAGATGATATCTGCCATAACGGCGAAGCAGAAGTACTTTCCGGACCGTTACAATCACCAGTTTAAATGATTTCAACCTTATCAGGGCTGCCATCAGGCAGCCTTTTTTATTTCCCCTCATAACTGAGAGGACCCATACAACCAGAGGGGGATGAATGTCCGAACCTGTATCCAGTGCGACAGTGTTGGCTGGTGGATTAATGGGGGCCAGTGTATTCGGTCTGGCAACCGGAACCGATTATGGTGTGGTATTCGGTGCTTTTGCCGGCGCGGTGTTTTATGTCGCCACGGCAACCAACATCGGACGCATCAGGCTGGTCGCTTATTTTATTACATCATTTATTGTGGGAGTGCTTGGCGCCGGGCTGATAGGTACTAAGCTTGCGGCAATAACGCATTATGAAAAACCACTGGATGCACTTGGCGCAGTAATTATTTCTGCAATGTGTATAAAGTTTCTCACTTTTCTCAACAGTCAGGATCTGAACACTCTGTTCAGTATTCTCTCTCGTATCAGGGGAGGGGGATCAGATGGTAGCAAATGACCCTTCTGCAGTTCTGAATGCCGTAATTTGTGGGGTAATAGTCATCGTTCTGATGTTTTACCGACGCGGTGATGCGACACACCGCCCCCTGATTTCGTTACTGGCCTATGTCATGGTGCTGGTATATGCCAGCGTCCCTTTCCGGTTTGTTTTTGGTTTATATGAATCATCCCACTGGCTGGTGGTGATGGTGAATATCCTTATCTGCGCCGCTGTGCTGTGGGCTCGCGGTAATGTGGCGCGTCTGGTCGATGCACTGAGGCACTGATGAATCAACAACAATTTCAGCAGGCGGCTGGTATTAGCGCCGGGCTTTCTGCGCGCTGGTTTCCACACATTGATGCGGCAATGAGCGAATTCGGTATTACTGCTCCACTCGATCAGGTCATGTTTATTGCACAAACGGGACATGAATCAGCAGGATTTACTGTTCTGAAGGAAAGCTTCAATTATTCAGTGGAGGCGCTGAAGAAGACGTTTGGTAAACGCCTGACGCCGTATCAGTGTGAAATGCTGGGGCGTGTCGATGGTAAGCAGGTGGCCCACCAGCCGCAAATAGCAAATCTGGTTTACGGTGGCCGCATGGGTAACAAAGACGCCGGAGATGGCTGGAAGTATCGCGGGCGTGGGCTTATCCAGATTACCGGGCTGGAGAATTACACCAGATGCGGCGTTGCCCTGAAACTGGATCTGGTGGCGAATCCGGGACAGCTTGAGCTGGATCGTCATGCCGCCCGTTCCGCAGCGTGGTTTTTTGTGACCAGAGGGTGTCTGAAATACTCCGGCGACCTGGTACGCGTTACGCAGATCATTAACGGAGGGCAGAACGGCATCGGTGACAGGCGAGAGCGCTTTGAAAAAGCAAAATCGGTGCTGGTATGAATCTGTTACCTGTATTGCTTAAAAAATTCTGGAAGCCATTAGCAGAAATACTGCTGGTGGCTTTTTTGTTATGTGCTGGTGCGTACTGGTGTTATTCACGAGGTTATCAGAAGGCGGATACATCATGGAAATTCCAGTGGGCGCAACGAGACCTTACTGATGCGACCACCGCATTGCAGCGTGAAGTAACCGAAAGAGCGAAAGAGCAGCGTCGCCAGAACGCCGCAGATGAAGAACGGAAAAGAGCTGATGAAGAACTGGCAAAAATACAGGCCGATGCTGATGCTGCTGAGCGTGCTCGCGGTGGGCTGCAACAGCAGCTCGCGGCAGTACAACGGCAACTTGCAGGAAGTGAAACCGGCAGGCTTTCCGCTCTTGCCGCAGCAAGCCAGGCAAAAGCCGAGACCGGAATACTGCTCGCCAAGTTGCTTGGCGAAGCTGACGATCTGGCGGGAAAGTTCGCAAAAGAGGCTGATGAGCGTTATGTCGCCGGAAGCACATGCGAACGTACCTGGGACAAAGTGACCGGGCAGAACTGAAACCTGATAACAAGGAAAATTAATGAAGGCAAAATTATTCGTACTGGCCCTGGTATGTGTGTCCCTCGCCGGGTGTACAACGCTTTATTATCGGTAATGACTATGCGCCGTATATTAGCCACCGCTGCCGCACTTTGTCTTGGCGGCTGTATTACCGTGTATGGTCCGGTTAAAACGGGCGGGCAGCAACAGCAGGACAGCCAGACCGGGCAGCAGCCAGGGATGAGCGAACAGATATCAACCTCATTCATCGGTAACCGTAAACCGGATGAGTTGCTGAATGCCGTGGCGCTGTATTTCAGGGAGAAAGCCATCACTGCCAGTGTTAACGACCAGACCACAGGGATTATCGCCGGTACCGGGGATGACCCGGAACTGAGCTCGTTGTATCTGGACTGTTCACTGTTACCGCAGACACAAAATATCCAGGAGCATTACCGTATCGTCGCGCAGGTCTGGAGTGCCGGTGAAGGCAGTAATGTTTCGGTAATGGTGACAGGCACTGCCGGACTGGATACTGCCGACGGTAACGATAAGGTGAAGCCGGTGGAATGTAAAAGTACCGGGATATTTGAGAAAGATTTGCTGGAACGGCTACGTAAGTAAGCATTACAGCAGAGCCTGGTAGTAACTTACCCACATGATGACTGATAGCCACCTGGACAGATATCGCATGAACAAATCGTCCCGTATCTATGGCAGCAAATGGGACCGTGAGCGCCTCCTGTTCCTTCGTACTCATCCGTTGTGTGCCATGTGTCATGAGCAGGGAAGAGTGACGGCGGCGACGGTGGTCGATCATATCATTCCGCACAAACTGAAAGAGGCGCTGAATAGTGGAAACGCCGAAGCGATAGCGAAGGCACAAAAGCTATTCTGGAGCCGGAAGAACTGGCAGGGGTTGTGTAAGCAGCACCACGACTCTACGAAGCAACGAATGGAGAAACGCGGTGTTGTCGTGGGCTGTGACGAGAACGGTATTCCACTTGACCGTGCATCGCACTGGTTCAGACGATAACAATTCTCATATGTGTGGCAGCTATGAAGGAGGAGGGCGGGTTAAAAGTTCACAGCTTTGTGCCTGCGTGACCGCCCGCCCTCCTCTGTTTGCACAACCGCGAAATGAAAAGTTTTTTTCCGGGAGGTTCCGATGGCAGGACGGCGCCCGAAACCGACCCACCTGAAAGTGGTAACCGGCAATCCGGGCAAACGTAAACTCAACGATAAAGAACCCCAACCTGCAAAAGAAATCCCCAGCCCGCCAGCACATCTTAGCGACTGGGGAAAAGTTGCGTGGGGCAGGCTCACAGTTTTACTTGATGGCATGGGTATTCTTACAGTTGCCGATTCACTGGCGCTGGAGCGTCTTTGCGATATCTATGCAGATATCCTTCAGCTTCGTCTGACGATCGCGGACGAAGGGAGAACTTATACAGTCCAGACTGAAGGGGGATTTTTGATTAAGGCGAACCCGGCTGTTGCGATGCTGGCTGATGCCGATCGACGGTTTAAAAGTTATCTGGTCGAATTTGGCCTCACTCCGGCCGCCAGAACAAAGGTGAAAGTTGATGGTGGAGAAGAGAAAGAAGACCCGCTCAACCAGTTCTTCGGTTGACCCCACCACTCGTTATGCGATGGATGTGGCGTCCGGTAAGGAAATTGCCGGACCTGATATCCGCAATTCCTGCAAGCGTCACCTGAAGGATCTGGAGTCCTGCCATGCCCGCGGTCTGGTATGGGATACGGAAACAGCGCAGCGTGCCATCGACTTTTTCGCGAAAGTGCTGAAACTTAACGGCGGCGAACACGAAGGCAAGCCGTTCAATCTGTTACCCTGGCAGTGCTTTATCGTGGGGTCTGTATTTGGCTGGAAAAACTCAGACGGCTATCGCCGGTTCCGTATGGTGTACGTCGAATCCGGTAAGGGGTCAGGTAAATCACCGCTTGCAGCTGGTATCGCTCTTTACTGCCTTGTCGCCGACAAGGAGCCACGCGCGGAAGTCTACGCGGCCGCCACGAAAAAAGACCAGGCCATGATACTGTTTCGCGATGCTGTGGCGATGGTTGACCAGTCGCCAGCACTGGCACAGCGGATTAACAAATCAGGTGGTGCCGGGAAAGAGTGGAATCTGGCTTTTCTGCAGACCGGTTCTTTTTTCCGGCCTATCAGCTCGGACGACGGACAGTCAGGTCCACGCCCGCATTGTGCTCTGATAGACGAAATTCACGAACATAAAAATAACCAGGTCGTGGAAATGATGCGCGCCGGAACGAAAGGCCGCCGGCAGGCGCTGATTTTCATGATAACTAACAGTGGCCATGATAAAACCAGCGTCTGTTATGACTATCACGAATATGGCCGCAAGGTTGCTGAAGGTTCAGTTGACGATGACAGCTTCTTTTCTTTTATCTGTTCGCTGGACGAAGGGGAAGATCCCTTTAAGGACGAGACCTGCTGGAAAAAGGCTAACCCGTCGCTGGGACATACCTTTACTGAGCGCTATCTGCGTGAGCAGGTCACGCAGGCCCGCGGAATGCCGTCGAAGGAAAGTATTGTCCGGCGGTTGAACTTCTGCCAGTGGGTGGATGCTGATAATCCCTGGATGAGCAGTGATGTCTGGATGGGATGCGAGGAGGATTTCGACCTGCAGGAGCTGCGGGGCGAGGAATGCTATGGCGGTCTGGATCTTTCAGGCAGCCGGGATCTCACCGCACTGGCGCTGTTCTTTCCGAAAAAGAGAAAGCTGGTGGTGGAATTCTGGACGCCAAAAGACACTCTGACAGACCGGGCGAAAACAGACCGGGTTCCATATGACGCATGGGAACGGGACGGATACATCCACACCACACCAGGTAAAGCCGTGAAGTATGGTTTTGTTGCTGAACGTATCGCAGATCTTGCAATGCAGTTCGACATCAAAGCCATTGCCTTCGATCAGTACCGTATTAAATACCTTGAGCCGGAACTGGACGAAGCCTCAGTATCAGTGCCGCTGATCCCGCATGGGCAGGGCTACTACAAGGCAAAAGATTCTGGTCTGTGGATGCCGCATTCTATCGAGCTATTTGAGCAGATGCTGGATGATGGTGCAGTCGTTATTAAAACTAATCCCTGCCTGCGCTGGAATGCAGCTTCCGCAGTAACCGAAGCCGATCAGAAAGAAAACCGCATTTTTGCCAAGAAAAAAAGTACCGGACGTATTGATGGCGTGGTGGCTTCCGCTATGGCAATAGGTGCATCAGAAGAGGATGTCACTGATGATGGCGATGTTGATGGTTTCTTTGATGATCCAATCATAGTGGGTATCTGATGGCGAATAATAAACACCCCGGGCGAATAAAAAGCGCCCTTTTAAACTGGCTGGGCGTCCCCGTCAGCCTGACTAACGGCGAGTTCTGGCGCGAGTGGTTCGGAACCAGCAGCAGTGGAAAAGTTGTGACTGCTGATAAGATTATCCGCCTGTCTGCTGTATGGGCCTGTGTCAGGTTGTTGAGTGAATCGGTTTCCACGTTACCGCTGAAAATCTACGAACGTCAGGCTGATGGCTCCCGAAAACTGGCTTCTGATAATCCTGCTTACCAGGTGCTTTGTCGGCGCCCCAATCCTGAAATGACGCCGTCACGTTTTATGCTGATGGTGGTCGCCAGTATCTGTCTGCGGGGAAATGCATTTGTTGAAAAACTGTTTATTGGCAGAAAACTGGTATCGCTGGTTCCGCTGTTACCACAGAACATGGTAGTAAAACGACTGGATAGTGGGCAATTGCAGTACTCATATACTGAGAACGGAAAACAGCGAATTATACCTGTAAACCGGATTATGCATATCCGTGGATTCGGTCTGGATGGTGTATGTGGCATGATGCCTGCGATGACGGGCATCGATGTCTTTGGTGCGGCAATGTCGGTGGATGAAGCCGCGGCAAAAATCTTTGAAAATGGCCTTCAGAGTACAGGGTTTCTTTCTTCAAAAAATGCGCTGACCAAAGAGCAGCGTGATCGTCTGAGGCAAAACCTTCAGTCTTTTATCGGTTCAAAAAATGCCGGGAAACTGATGGTGCTGGAAAATGAACTCACATACCAGAATGTCACCATGAATCCGGAAGCGGCACAATTGCTGGAAAGCCGTTCCTTCAGTATCGAGGAAATTTGCCGCTGGTTTCGCGTTCCTCCTTTCATGGTCGGTCATACCACTAAACAAAGCAGCTGGGCATCCAGTCTTGAAGGGATGAACCTTCAGTTCCTGACGCACACTCTTCGACCGCTGCTGGTGAATATTGAACAGGAAATTGGCCGGTGCCTGCTCGATAGCGATGATGACGTGTTCGCGGAGTTCTCCGTTGAAGGACTGCTGCGCGCCGACAGCGCTGGCCGTGCGGCTTACTATACCAGCGCGCTTCAGAATGGCTGGATGTCGCGAAACGATGTTCGCCGTCTGGAAAATATGCCGCCGATTGAAGGGGGGGACATTTACACCGTTCAGCTCAACCTGACGCAACTGAAAAATCTCGAAAGCAGCAATCCTGCTGTTCAGGCTCTGGCCCTGAGAGAACTGCATAACCACGTATTCCCCGATATTTCCTTTGAACAATCTCCGCTGAAACAGGCCGCTTAGGAGCACTTTCCTGATGAGCAAAAAACAACTTCCGGTAGCACCGGCGGGGCGCCCCTGTGCGCGCGTTACCTGTGAAACCCTTCCTTCCGCACTGGACCGCTGGAACGGCGGGATCAAAGCTGCGGCCACTGACGACAACAGTATTTCTGTTTTTGATGTGATCGGGCAGGACTACTGGGGTGAAGGCGTAACAGCCAAACGTATCGCCGGTGCGCTACGGGCGATGAATGGCGCCGACGTCACGGTCAATATCAACTCCCCTGGCGGTGACATGTTCGAAGGCCTGGCCATCTACAACCTGCTGCGTGAATACCAGGGGAAAGTTACGGTCAAGGTGCTGGGCATTGCCGCCAGCGCCGCCTCTGTTATCGCGATGGCCGGGGATGATATTCAGATTGGTCGTGGGGCCTTCCTGATGATCCACAACTGCTGGGTGGTGGCAATGGGTAACCGGCATGACTTTGCTGAATTATCTGCCTCTCTCGAACCGTTTGATAACGCAATGGCTGACATTTACGCCGCACGCTCCGGGCTTGATATGGTCACAGTGCAAAAACTGATGGATGCCGAAAGCTACATCGGCGGTAGCGATGCCGTGGAGAAAGGTCTGGCCGACAGCCTTCTTTCTGCTGATGCCGTAAGTGACGGTGACGAAACTCCTGCTGCAGCGTTGCGTAAGCTCGATGCGTTGCTGGCAAAGACCAGCACTCCGCGATCTGAACGCCGGAAACTGATTAAAGCCCTGTCCGGTGGCATGTCTGGCGCTGCCACCAACCATGACGGCACGCCGGGCGCTGCCGAAGAAATAAAACCTGAAGTCATCAATTCTCTTGAAAACGCCCTCGCTGCGTTAGTCAAATAAGGACCTTTTATGTCTGAAGTAAATGAAATTCTGAAAAAAGTTACCGCCAGCATTGAAGAGGCGACGGATAAGTTTAATGCCAGGGCTGAAGATGCACTTAAAGAAGCGAAGAAGTCCGGCAAACTGTCAGAAGAAACAAAGGCAGCCGTTGACAAGATGGCGTCTGAATTTAACGCCCTGCGTGAAGCTGAAAAAACGCTGAAGGCGGCAATAGGGGAACTTGAGCAGCATGTTGCGCAGATGCCGCTGGCCAATGCAAAACATATTGTTGAGACGGTTGGCCAACAGGTCATTTCTGCGGAAGCTCTTAAAACATTCTCCGCCAGCGTGGAAGGAGGGAAACGCGTCAACATCCCGGTAAACGCTGCACTTATCTCCTCCGGTGTCGCTGAAGGCGTGGTAGAGCCTCAGCGCCTGCCGGGTATTGATACTACCCCCAAACAACGCCTGTTTATACGTGATCTGATTGCACCTGGTCGCACATCATCTCCGGCAATCTTCTGGGTTCAGCAGACGGGTTTTACCAACAAAGCCGCCGTGGTTGCGGAGAACACAACCAAGCCGTACAGCGATATTGCGTTCACCACGAAGATCACCCCGGTAACTACCATTGCGCATATGTTCAAGGCGTCCAAACAGATTCTGGATGACTTCGCACAGTTACAGTCCACCGTTGATGCCGAAATGCGCTACGGCCTGAAATATGTTGAAGAGCAGGAAATCCTTTTTGGTGACGGTACCGGCGTTCATCTGCACGGTATCGTTCCGCAGGCTTCGGCCTTCAGTGCAGAATTTAAGGTTGAACAGCAAAACGGCATTGATGACCTGCGCCTGGCAATGCTGCAGGCGCAACTGGCGCGCTTCCCGGCGTCAGGGCATGTTCTGCACTTTATCGACTGGGCAAAAATCGAACTCACTAAAGACACGCTTGGGCGTTATATCCTTGCCAATCCATCAGGTCTGACTGGCCCGACATTGTGGGGGCTTCCGGTGGTGGCGACCGAAGCTGCGGCATTTAAGGGCAAGTTCCTGACAGGCGCATTTAACGCTGGTGCGCAGATTTTTGATCGTGAGGATGCCAATGTGGTTATTTCCACTGAAAACGCCGACGATTTTGAGAAAAACATGATCTCAATTCGTTGTGAAGAGCGTCTGGCACTGGCAGTCAAACGTCCGGAAGCATTCATCTATGGTTCCTTCACTGTCCCGGCACCTGCTGGCGCATAAGACCTGCTGCGGCCTGCGGGCCGCTTTTTTATGGGAGTGAGCTATGAAAATAATTGCACAAAAGCCGCTGTACATAAACGGCGACGTGGTTACCGAAGGCTCGGTATTCGAAACCATTGAGCAGCACGGACGCGAACTGATTAATAAAGGATATGCACATCTGATTGAGGTCGATAATTCTGCGCAGCCGGAACAGCCGGAACAGCCGGAACAGCCGGAACAGCCGGAACAGCCGGAACAGCCGGAACAGCCGGAACAGCCGGAACAGCCGAATACTAAAGCGGATAAAAAGGTCAAAAGGTAATGCTGGATTTGAATATAGTGAAACAGCATTTACGTCTGGAACCTGACATTACTGACGATGATGAGTTATTGCGTCTCTATACAGGGGCAGCAGTGGCTTATGTTGAACAATGGACACGCCGGAAGCTGTATATGACCCGTGAGGATGATGGCTTTCGGGAAGATCCTGACAGCCTGTTGCTTACGGACAACGTGAGAGCTGCATTGTTATTGTTAGTGGCATTCTGGTACGAAAATCGTGAACCAGCCGGGATGGGGGAGATTTCAGAAACTCCTTTTGCGGTTGAAGCCTTGTTACAACCATATCGCATTTACGGCCTGTAGAAGGAGGGGGGATGCGTTCAGCAAGAAACAGCCCGGTAAATACCAGTGCAACTTATCTTCTGCCAGATCCCGGTGAGCTGAACCGGCGAGTTACGATTCGCCTGCGTGTGGATGAGCCGAATGATGATTTTGGCGTGTCCCCCTCGTATCCGGAGGAAATCCGCACCTGGGCGAAGATGGCCCAGCCCGGAGCGGCGGCCTATCAGGGCTCCGTACAGACGGAAAAAATCGTGACGCACTATTTCACGATCCGCTGGCGCCGGAATATTACCGCCGATCATGAAGTGTTCTGCGACGGGCAGGTTTACCGCATCCGGCGCATACGCGACCTGAACAGCAAACGTCGTTTCCTGTTACTCGAATGCGAGGAACTGGGCACTGAACGGGGAGAGGGCTATGCAGAACAAATCGTTTTTACACGTTGATTTTGAACAACCGGAAACGCTTGTTTTTAACCGGGCGCGTTTGCGCCGGGCGTTTGTCAGTATCGGGCAGGTACATATGCGTGATGCCCGCCGCCTGGTCATGAAGCGGGGGCGTTCCGGACCCGGCGATAATCCTTCATACAGAACGGGAAAACTGGCACGCTCCATCGGGTATTACGTTCCGCGGGCATCCAGTCGCCGTCCTGGATTGATGGTGAAAATTGCCCCTAATCAGAAGAACGGGGAAGGGAACCGCCCGATCTCAGGTGCATTTTACCCTGCATTTCTGTTTTACGGTGTACGGCGCGGCGCAAAACGTAAAAAAGGGCATCACCGGGGGGCCTCCGGTGGCAGCGGCTGGAAAATTGCTCCCCGCAATAACTATATGGCGGAGGTACTGGAACGACGCCGCAGCTGGACCCGTTACATACTGTCCCGCGAGCTCCGGAAATCCCTGCGTCCACAAAGAAGGAGTAAAAAGTGAGACTGACCCCCGTTATTGCCGCACTGCGTGCCCGTTGTCCGCGTTTTGAGAACCGCGTGGGGGGGGCCGCACAGTTTAAAGCCATTCCTGATGCCGGTAAGCTGAAACTGCCGGCAGCGTATGTTGTACCGTCAGAAGATGTTACTGGCGAGCAGAAATCGCAGACGGACTACTGGCAGGATTTGACGGAGGGTTTTTCCGTCATCGTGGTACTCAGCAACGAACGGGATGAAAAAGGGCAGTGGGCTTCTTACGACGCGGTACATGATGTTCGTCATGAGATCTGGAAGGCTGTTCTTGGCTGGACGCCCGATCCTGACGCCCATGAGATCACTTATGCCGGTGGTATGTTGCTGGAGCTGAACCGTTATGAGCTTTATTACCAGTTTGATTTTACGATGAAATATGAAATCGATGAGTCAGATACCCGCCAGCAGGACGACCTGAATGCGCTGGATGACCTGAAAACCATCGGGATTGATGTCGATTTTATTGAACCTGATGGTGAGACTGAACACCACACCGAGATTACCCTCCCGTAATAACTTCTCCAGGGAAAATGAATGTTTGTAAAACCTGTAAAAGGGCGATCGGTTCCCGATCCGGCCCGTGGCGACCTTTTACCTGAAGGAGGTCGAAATGTTGATGAGAATAACTACTGGCTGCGCCGCGAGGCCGCTGGTGATGTCCGGCGCACGAATAAAAAGGTGAAAACAAATGGCGATTAGTTTTAATTCCATCCCGTCAGATACACGGGTTCCGCTGTTTTATGCCGAGATGGATAACTCGGCGGCAAATACCGCCCGGGACAGCGGGGCATCACTGCTGATTGGTCACGCCAGCAATGATGCGTCAATTGCCGTCAACAGTCTTGTTCTGGTGTCATCGGTTGATTATGCCCGTCAGATTTGCGGTGCCGGAAGCCAGCTGGCCCGTATGGTCGGGGCGTACCGTAAGACCGATCCATTTGGCGAACTGTATGTCATTGCCGTACCTGAATCCACAGGCGCGGCAGCAACCGTCGCTTTGACGGTAACTGGCGAAGCGACGGAAACCGGAACGGTGAATGTCTATACCGGCCGAACCCGCGTTCAGGCTCCCGTGACCAGCGGTGATGACGCTGCGGCGGTGGCTGTGAGCATTAAGGATGCGGTCAATGCAAACCCTGATCTTCCCTTTACGGCAACATCAGAAGCAGGGGTGGTGACACTGACTGCGCGCCACAAGGGGTTATATGGAAATGAAATTCCGGTCACTCTCAATTATTACGGCTTTGGCGGTGGGGAGGTGTTACCGGCGGGTGTGAATATTACGGTTGCCAGCGGCGTGAAGGGGGCTGGTGCGCCAGCTCTTAACGACGCGGTGGCAGCGATGGGAGATGAGCCGTTCGATTATATCGGCCTTCCGTTTAACGACACGGCATCGGTGAACACGATGGCAACTGAAATGAATGATTCCAGCGGTCGCTGGAGTTATGTCCGGCAGTTGTATGGTCACGTTTATACGGCAAAGACGGGGACTCTGTCGGAGCTTGTGGCCGCGGGTGACCAGTTTAACCTGCAGCACATCACCCTGGCGGGCTATGAGAAAGACACCCAGACGCCTGCTGATGAACTGGCTGCAAGCCGTACTGCCCGTGCTGCGGTTTTTATCCGTAACGATCCGGCGCGCCCGACCCAGACCGGGGAACTGGTGGACATGCTGCCGGCACCGAAAGGCAAACGCTTCACGACGACTGAACAGCAGACGTTACTTTCCCACGGTGTGGCAACGGCGTATGTGGAAAGCGGCGTGCTGCGTATTCAGCGGGATATCACGACGTACAGGAAAAATGCGTATGGTGTGGCGGATAACAGCTACCTTGACAGCGAGACGCTGCATACCAGTGCTTATGTGTTGCGCCGTCTGAAATCTGTTATTACCAGTAAATACGGGCGCCATAAACTTGCTAATGATGGTACGCGTTTCGGGCCTGGTCAGGCCATTGTCACGCCTGCCGTTATCCGCGGAGAGCTGGGATCAACATATCGCCAGCTGGAGCGGGAAGGCATCGTGGAAAACTTCGATCTGTTCCAGCAACATCTGATAGTTGAGCGTAACGCGAACGATTCGAACCGCCTTGATGTGCTGTTTCCGCCTGATTATGTCAATCAGTTACGTGTGTTTGCGGTGCTTAACCAGTTCCGTCTGCAGTACAGCGAGGAGGCTGCATAATGGGAAAAATTGCGGGAACAACGTATTTCAAAATCGACGGACAGCAACTGTCGGTAACCGGAGGGATTGAAGTCCCCATGAACACCAAAGTTCGTGACGACGTGATTGGCCTGGATGGTTCCGTTGACTACAAGGAAACCAGCCGGGCACCGTATACGAAGGTGACCGCCAAAGTGCCGAAAAACTTCCCGGTCGATAAAATTACGTCTTCTGATGTCATGACAATCACATCAGAGCTGGCAAATGGTCAGGTGTATGTTCTCTCAAACGCCTGGCTGCACGGCGAAGCCAACCATAACCCGGAAGAGGGCACCGTGGATCTTGAGTTCCACGGTGAGGAGGGATTTTACCAGTGATAAAAGAACTTGTGCTCAAAAAGCCGATTATGGCGCATAACGAAAAGCTTCATGTGCTGGAGCTGCGCGAACCGTCCTACGATGAAATCGAAGCCATTGGTTTTCCGTTCACCGTTTCCGGTGACGGCGGCGTCCGGCTGGACAGTTCGGTTGCGCTGAAATATATCCCTGTGCTGGCAGGTATTCCACGCTCCTCGGCAGCGCAACTGGCAAAACTGGATATTTTCAAAGCCTGTATGTTGATCCTCAATTTTTTTACCCGGTCGGAGACGGAGGAGGACTCAGAAAGCGGGTCTACAACACCGCATACTTCTGGCGAATAAACCCCCTGGAGCTCCGGCGGGCGGCGATATCCGATTTTCTGGAGCTGGAGTCGGAGGCTGTCCGTATCAATGAGGAAATGAAGCATGGCTGACAGTTTCCAGTTAAAGGCCATTATCACTGCCGTTGACCAGTTATCGGGTCCGCTGAAAGGGATGCAGCGGGAACTGAAGGGATTTCAGAAAGAAATGGCCGGGCTGGCGATCGGTGCTGCTGCTGCCGGGACCGCTGTTCTTGGGGCGCTGGCGCTGCCCGTGAATGCTGCGATCGGCTTTGAGTCAAAAATGGCTGACATCCGGAAGGTGGTTGACGGCCTGGATGATAAAAAAGCATTCGCGCAGATGAGTGACGATATCCTGACGCTGTCCACACAGTTACCGATGGCGGCGGAGGGAATTGCAGAGATCGTGGCGGCGGGCGGGCAGGCAGGCATTGCCCGCGGCGATTTGATGCAGTTTGCGAACGACGCAGTGAAAATGGGTGTGGCGTTTGATACCACTGCCGAAGAGTCCGGTCAGATGATGGCGCAGTGGCGGACAGCGTTCAAACTGACGCAGGAAGACGTGGTTGTCCTGGCCGATAAAATCAACTATCTGGGGAATACCGGCCCGGCAAATGCGAAGAAAATTTCTGATATCGTGACGCGGATTGGTCCGCTTGGCGGTGTTGCCGGAGTGGCATCCGGCGAAATTGCCGCGATGGGCGCCACCATTGCCGGGATGGGGGTTGAATCGGAGATAGCATCCACCGGCATCAAAAACTTTATGTTGTCCCTTACGGCGGGCAAATCGGCAACGAAGTCGCAGAAGCGGGCAATGGCCTTTCTGAAACTGAATCCGGCGCAACTGGCCGCAGATATGCAGAAGGATTCGCGCGCGGCGATGCTGAAAGTGCTGGACTCACTGGCGAAGGTGCCGAAAGCAAAACAGGCATCCGTCATGAATGCCCTGTTCGGGAAAGAGTCTTTAGGGGCGATAGCGCCACTGCTGACTAATCTTGATTTACTGCGCACCAATTTTAATCGTGTTGCGGATGCCCAGGAATATGGCGGCTCGATGCAGAAGGAATATGCATCACGCGCAGCCACAACAGAAAACCAGCTGGTTCTGCTGAAAAACAGCGTCAATGCGATTTCAGTGACGCTGGGTGATACTTTTCTGCCCGCCATTAACGAAGCCGCAGAAGCGGTCATGCCTTACCTGGAGCAGCTCCGGACATTCGTTCGCGCGAATCCTGAACTGGTTCAGTCTGCGGCGAAGTTCGGTGCGGCGCTGCTGGCTGTTGGCGTATCCATCGGCAGCCTGTCCCGGGCTGTCAAAATCCTGAACAGCGTCATTAATCTCTCTCCGGCGAAAGTCGCCATTGCGGCGCTGGTGGCCGGCGCTATGCTGATCATTGAGAACTGGGACGATGTTGCTCCGGTGATTAAGGCGGTATGGCAGGAGGTCGATAACGTTGCGCAGGAGATGGGCGGATGGGAGACGGTGATTGAAGGGGTTGGTCTGGTTATGGCTGGTTCTTTTACCGTCAGGACCATTGGTGCCCTGCAGCAGTCCGTCCTGCTGGCCGGACGGCTTTCCGGTCTGCTGGGTAAAATTGGCCGGATGGGGGCCATGACGCTGACAATTGGCGTGGCGGTGTCACTCTTTAAAGAGCTTAAGGATCTGGAGCAAGGGGCGAAGGATGCGGGTATGGATGCTGGCGCATTCGCTGTACAGAAGCTGCAAACGAAGGAGCGTGAACGCGGGTATAACGGTTTTATTCCCAGACTCAAAGAGCTTCTTGGTATGGACACCCCGATTCCGCAGGGGCGTTATCAACCTTATGTGCCACTGACCCGGCGTTCTGGCGTACTCGAGCGAGCTGTCCCGCCATCAACGCAGCGCAGTGAACTCAAAGTGACATTTGAGAATGCACCACAGGGCATGAGGGTGCTGGACATACCGAAAACGGGAAATCCTTTAATGAACATTACCCATGATGTAGGGTATTCTCCCTTCAGTAATAAATAATATCTGGAGATGGAGTATGAATAAAATATTGGTTGCTGCTTGTGTGATGGTTTTGTCTTTCCCTGTATTCGCAAAAAAAACACCTACAACTGATTTCGTCAATGAAATTGAAGCAGCAATAAACTCAACAGGAGAGGTCTCTACATCTCTGGATATTACTTGTCCTGCTCAATCAGCAAGCGGGCGTGTTTTGGTTACTCATGCCGATTATACTTATGGGATGAGCAAGGGGGTGTTTGTATTCAAAAACACAGACGATACTCCTGCAGAAATGAAAAGTATTATTCCAATCCATCCAAACAACGACATCATGTCAGATATCATAAGTGGTTGGGATTTTGGTTTTATAATTCGCGGTGGACAATTTTTCGTGAAAGTTATGAAAAATGGTGAAGTGAAAGCAGGAATAAATAAAAACGGTACGTCCGGTGTTACGGAAGTCAAATGTAAAGTGACAAAACCGTAATAATCACTTTATCGACGACATAGAAGCCCGCTTAATGCGGGTTTTCTTTTGGGGTAACTATGGCTTTTTTCTCCTCAACAGGCTGGCGCGGTCGCCTGCGTGATGCATCATTTCGTGGAGTACCTTTCTCCGTTGAAGATGATGAAAGCACCTTTGGACGCCGCGTACAGGTACATGAATATCCGAACAGGGATAAGCCCTGGACGGAGGATTTAGGTCGCGCCACGCGCCGCCTGACGATAAATGCTTATCTTGTCGGTGATGATTACGCAGACAGGCGGGATCGTCTTATTGGTGCCATTGAAACCGCAGGCCCTGGTACGCTGGTCCATCCGCAGTATGGCGAAATGCAGGGCAGCATTGACGGACAGGTCAGGATCACTCACAGCAGTACAGAAGGGCGCATGTGTCGTGTCTCCTTTCAGTTTGTGGAAAGTGGGGAACTTTCTTTTCCGGTGGCAGGAATGGCAACGGCGAAGCGCCTGGAAACATCAGGCGGGCTTTTCGACGATGCGATTGACAGTATGTTTTCCACATTCTCGTTGTCAGGTATTTCTGATTTTATCCAGAACGATGTCATTGCCGATGCTGCCTCCATGCTGGGCGATGTTGCCGATGCTTTCAGGATGGTTGACTCCGGCGTGTCTGCCGCAATGCGGCTGTTACAGGGGGATTTGTCTGTCATTCTGATGCCACCGAGCGCCGCAAGTGATTTCGTTAACGCACTGCAAAAAGCCTGGCGCTCAGGTGACAGGCTCAGAGGCAGTACATCGGATCTGGTCACGATGATAAAAACGATGTCAGGTATCACGCTTGATCCCGGTCTTTCCCCCCGTGGCACCTGGCCCACTGACTCCGGATCTGCTGCGAAACAGAAAATGCAACGCAATATGATCGCAGCCGCCATCAGGACAACAGCCATCAGCACAGCCGTCCACGCCGTGACAACACTGAAGCAGCCGCGTGATGTACCTGATGTCCGGGGCGTAAATCAGCCTGCAGGAACAGGCCGTGACTCAGACATTATCACTGTCATGCACCCGGCGCTGGATGGTGTACAGACAGTCAGTAATGGCAGCTCTCCACCGAATTATGAAGATCTGAAAGCTATCCGGACCGCGCTCAATGCTGCGATTGACCAGGAGCAGTTGCGTATCCGGGATGATGTGCTTTTCCAGCAAATTTCGGTTATGCGGACGGATCTCAATCGCGATATTTCTGCACGACTGGCACAGGTTGAACGTACTGCATTGCGAACGCCTGATGATGTTCTGCCTGCACTGGTACTGGCTGCAGCCTGGTATGACGACGCCGGGCGGGAATCTGATATCCTCACTCGTAATCCCGTTCCCCATCCGGGATTTATCCCGGTTGAGCCGCTGAGGGTTCCGGTACGATGAATAATACGGTTTTTTTACGCGTCAACGGGCGTGACTGGGGAGGATGGACGTCAGTACGGATAAGTGCGGGCATTGACCGTATTGCCCGGGACTTTAATGTCTCGATCACCCGGCAGTGGCCTGGTGGAGAAGACGTACCGCCAGTAAAAAATGGTGACGCTGTAGAGGTACTCATTGGCGATGATTTAGTCATTACCGGCTGGGTTGAGGCGTTACCGCTACGTTATGATGCGCAGACCATTATGACGGGCATTGTCGGGCGCAGCAAAACGGCAGATCTTATCGACTGTTCTGCATCGCCTGCACAGCATAACGGGAAAAATTTATTCCTGATCGCCAGCGCACTTGCCCGGCCATTCGGTGTGGACGTTGTTGATGCAGGCGCGCCGGCAGCCGCCGTTATTGAGGCTCAGCCGGAACATGGTGAAACGGTTGTGGACTGTCTGAACAGGCTGCTTGGACAGGCTCAGGCGCTGGCATATGATGACGAACGGGGACGGCTGGTTCTCGGCAGGCCGGGCAGTATGAAAGCAGCCACGGCACTGGTACTTGGCGAAAATATTCTTTCCTGTGATACCGAGCGTAGTGTTCGCGAGCGTTTCTCCAGTTATCTGGTTACGGGGCAGCGTCCTGGAACGGATGATGATTTCGGCGAGGCAACCATTGCTGCTATCCGGCAGAGTACTGGTGATGCAGGCGTCACGCGGTATCGTCCCCACACCATTCAGCAGTCAGGAACTGCCACAACTGACAGCTGCAAATCACGCTGTGAATTTGAAGCCCGTCAGCGTGCGGCGAAAACGCTGGAAACCACCTATACCGTACAGGGATGGAGACAGGGGAATGGCGAATTGTGGAAACCGAATCAGGCCGTGGTGGTGTATGACCCGCTGAACGGTTTTGACAATGAAACGCTGGTGATCGCCGAAGTGACGTACAGCCAGGACAATAACGGCACCCTGACCGAAATCCGGGTGGGGCCTGCGGATGCTTATCTTCCTGAACCATTCAGGCCGAAAGCGAAGAAAAAAGTCAGTGAGGAGGAGGATTTCTGATGGCTAACCATCCTCTTCAGAACATGATAACGCGCGCAGTCATTACCGCGATTGATACCGTCAGAAAATGCCAGACTGCCGGACTGAAACTTATTGCCGGTGAAAAAAAAGAGAATGTGGAGCATCTTGAACCTTACGGTTTCACCTCTGCAGCACAGAATGGCGCAGAAGCGGTGGTATTGTTTCCCGGCGGTGACCGTTCGCACGGAGTGGCTGTGGTTGTGGCTGACCGCCGCTTCAGACTGAAAGGGCTGGCGCGCGGGGAAGTCGCGCTATATGACGATCAGGGGCAGTCGGTCACATTAACCCGCGCCGGAATAGTGATAAATGGCGGCGGAAAGCCAGTTATTTTCACGAATGCCACTAAAGCACGTTTTGAAATGCCGATCGAATCCACTGGCGATATCAGGGACAACTGTGACAGCAGTGGAAAAACGATGGCTGAAATGCGCACGACCTATAACGGTCATACCCATAAAGAAAATGGCGATGGCGGCGGTATAACCGATAAGCCTGTCCAACCCATGAGCTGACATCATGATCCTTTATGTTAATGGAATCCGTAAGGATGCCACGGCTTCGCTCGACCTTCTGACGCGGGCAGTGGTGATTTCTCTTTTTACCTGGCGCCGGGCGGAGCGGGATGACAGGACCCCACAGCCATACGGCTGGTGGGGGGACACCTGGCCTGCTGTTCAGAATGACCGCATCGGTTCCCGCCTCTACCTGCTGAAACGCCGCAAACTCACCAATAAAACGCCGCAGGATGCCCGTGAATACATGCAGCAGGCGCTTGCGTGGATGACAGACGATGGCGTGGCGGCACGTATTGATGTGACATCTGAACGCACAGGAACAGATACCCTGGCGGCTGGCGTGACGATATATCAGCGGGACGGGGTAATTCACAATATCACATTCGATGATATATGGAGCGAACTTAATGGCTGACAGTCAATTTGCACGTCCTGAACTTCCTCAGTTGATTGCTACCATTCGCAGCGATTTACTGACCCGTTTTCAGCAGGATGTTGTGTTACGTCGCATGGATGCCGAGGTTTACAGCCGGGTACAGGCTGCTGCCGTACATACGCTGTATGGTTATATCGATTATCTGGCCCGGAATATGCTGCCTGACATGTGTGATGAGGACTGGCTTTACCGTCACGCTAGGATTAAGCGTTGTCCCAGGAAAAATGCCGTATCTGCGAAGGGATTTGCACGCTGGGATGGTATTGCCGGAACGCCGGAGATCCCCGCGGGGACACAGATTCAGCGGGATGATCAGGTTACATTCACGACCCTGCAGACGGTGAAAGCTTCCGGCGGCCTGTTACGTGTGCCGGTTATTGCTGATGTGGCGGGAACTGCCGGTAATACTGACGATGGTACGGCGTTACGCCTTGGCACGCCGATTACTGGTATTCCTTCTACAGGTTACGCTGACACTCTGACCGGGGGGGCTGATACAGAGGAGCTTGAAACGTGGCGCGCGCGTGTCATGGAGCGCTATTACTGGATACCACAGGGGGGCGCTGATCCTGATTACGTCATCTGGGCAAAGGAAATCGCAGGAATAACCCGTGCGTGGACATTCCGCCATTATAAGGGGACCGGCACCGTTGGTGTGATGGTGGCTACCAGTAACCCGGTGAATCCGGCTCCTGGCGACGATCTCGTTAAGGCTGTACGTGACCATATTTTGCCGCTGGCACCTGTTGCTGGCGGCGGACTCTTTGTTTTCGCTGCCACTGAAAAAAGCATTCCGGTAACAGTCGCACTGGCCAAAGATACCCCGGAAATTCGTACTGCCATTATTGCGGAGCTAAATGCGCTGATGCTGCGTGATGGCGCGCCGTCCGGAAAAATTTATGTTTCGCGAATCAGCGAGGCGATAAGCCTGGCGACCGGGGAAGTGGCACATCAGTTGCGTGTGCCGGCGGCAGATGTGGTTCTGGGAAAAACTGAACTTCCTGTCCTGGGGAATATAACCTGGGCCACCTATACCGGGGAGAACGGATAACTATGGCGTTGCAGGACGAATATACGCAGTTACTTTATCACCTTCTGCCGGAAGGACCTGCCTGGGACGGAGAAAATCCACTGATTGAAGGGCTGGCGCCGTCGCTGAACAGGGTACATCAGAGAGCGGATGAACTGATGGCTGAAATTGATCCGGCCAGAACCACAGAACTGATAGACCGTTATGAACAGCTGTATGGCCTGCCTGATTCCTGTGCACCGGAAGGCGTGCAGACATTACAGCAGCGCCAGCAACGTCTGGATGCAAAGGCGAATGTTGCCGGTGGTATAAACGAGAGGTTTTACCGGGAACAGCTTGATGCGTTGGGGTATACCGCTGCCACCATTGAGCAGTTTCAGAATCTCGACAGCACACCCGATCCTGAATGGGGGGAATTCTGGCGTTACTACTGGCGTGTGAATATTCCGGCTGATGCGAACATCAGCTGGCAGACCTGTACAAGCACCTGCGATTCTGCGATCAGAACGTGGGGCGATACTGTTGCTGAATGTGTGATTGATAAGCTTTGTCCGTCACATACGGTTGTTGTTTTTGCTTATCCGGAAGGAAAAGAGAATGCACAGAATTGATACGCCCACCGCGCAAAAAGATAAATTTGGTCAGGGAAAAAACGGATTTACGAATGGTGATCCCGCCACGGGCCGCCGCGCAACGGATCTCAACAGTGATATGTGGGATGCAGTCCAGGAAGAGGTCTGCACTGTTATTGAAGCCGCCGGCATACAACTCAGTAAAGGCGAACATACGCAGCTTCACGCCGCCATTGGCAGGCTGATCGATGAACAGGTTAAAACCCGTCTTGAAAAAAATCAGAATGGCGCGGACATCCCGAATAAGCCGCTGTTTCTCCAGAACGTTGGTTTAGAAGAAACGATAAATCGTGCCGCCGATGCGTTACAAAAATCACAGAACGGTGCAGACATTCCTGACAAGCCGCGGTTTGTACAAAATATCGGTTTAAAAGAAACCCTCAATCCAACAAAACGCGTGAGTATCGGCAATATCGGAACCGGCGTTTTTGACGGCAGCACACCGTGTATAAATATCGGTGACAGTGACAGTGGATTTATCGGCAGCGCGGATGGCGTACTGGATATTTACTGTAACGCTGCCAAAGTGGGTTATATCGATGGCAACGGATTACACATGCTCACCGATATTCATTTCGATAATGCGCGCATGACCACTAATGGTGACATTTTTGGTTCAGTGTGGGGGAATAACTGGCTGAGTATCTGGATTACTAATCAGCTAAATACCCGTGGAACGATTGACTGGATCAATAGTGAACTGGCAGTTCGTGACAACAACATCAACACCCGCGCCACATGGGATTATGTTAACCAGACTTTCGCCCGTAAAAATACCGGCAGCATTCAGGACTGGGGCTGGATTCTGGACGACAGCACCGGATTTATAATGCAGTGGGGAACACTTGGTAACTCAAACGGAACCTACAATTTCCCGCGCGCTTTCCCTGTTGGTTGCTTTGCCGTTTTTGTAACCAATACCAACGCTCAGGGCACCCAGGTGGATAACGCATTCGGATACCCGGTGAGCAACAGTCAGTTTTTTGCCGCCACCAAGTCATCAGGAATTGCCAATCTGGTCAATAATTTTCCTGTAGCCTGGCTTGCACTTGGGAGATAAATATCAATGAGCGAATATTATTACAGCTTTAAAGAAAAAGGTTTTTTCTGGCAACCGGATACCGAATCCGATAATTCCCCTGACGATTTAATTCCCCTGACAGATGAGTATTATCGCGAGCTGATGCAGGGCCAGGTGGACGGAAAATATATTGAGCACAGGAAAGGAGGCCCGGTACTGGTTGAGCATCGCGAATATACACCTGAAGAGCTGGTTGCACAGGCTGAAGCCAGAAAAGCGGAACTTCTTGCTGAGGCTGAGTCAGTTATTGCGCCACTGGCGCGGGCGGTAAAACTGAAAATTGCCACAGATGAAGAGATTAAACGGCTGGAAGCATGGGAACTTTATAGCGTAATGGTAAACCGGGTGGATACAGCTAACCCAGACTGGCCGGAGAAACCAGCTCAGATATAAAAATATAGATATGTAGTAGAGACTGCTGCTATATGTTATATAGCAGCAATGGCTATTTTTTTGATGGTTGAGTGTATAATTTTAGCACTGGTAAATGACGGTTTAGCTCCGGAGTTAGTTCCTGGGGAAAATTATGGATACTATTGGTTCATATTAATCAGGAAGAGGCTCCGCATATTTTTTGGTTTTTCAGTGTTCAGGGAGTGTTTTGTATATATTTATTAGCAATGTTTTCTAGTATCAGTTGGAATTGCTGTGGAGTCGGCATAGCACACTCATTAAACAGTGGTGCAACTTCTGTCATAATGATCTTCTCCGCATAGATTTTAAAGGATGCCTGCTGATGTTGATTGATAAACATACGTGGATACTTACTGTTTGCTGATGAAATCAACGGAGTTATAAAAGGATTGGCCCCTGCGCCGCTTGGCGTAAAAACGTCATTTTTGGTTGTTCCGGGCAGACCTGCATTTTTCGCTGCTTCGCCAATTTCCTGAAGAAAAGGCGCTATGTTGATCCCTTTGCTGATGAGCAAATTACAACACTGATCTTTATTCTTGCTGTAAACTGCTGATAGTATAGCTTCACGGGTCTGGCTGGCGTATGCGGGGTCTTTACTCGCACTACCTCTAATATCTATATCATTGAGCGTTTGAAGCATAAAATCTTTAACGACTTTATTTGTCAACACTGCCCGGCCCTCAGATGCGCTTCCTCGGTGAAAGTGTGTTGCAGAAGACTCAGTGTTCTTATGCGAAATAAAACGTTCCGATAATTTTGACCTTAATTCGATGAAGTGATTTTTTACTGCGAGAATACTTTTTGCTAAAGAATTTTTCTCGGTTGATTTTTCTTTTAGTAGTGTGGTTTCCTGTTTTTGGATTCTAAAATTTTGGGGAGATAAAGTTATTTTTGTCACGGTAATGATCCTTTTATATGTACATAACTCATTTATATATAGATAGCAGGAATACTTTTATTTTTTATAGCAAATGCTATGTCCATCTGATTGATGAATTAGAAAAAATCGGCTGATTCAATTAATGCTACAAATAGTACTATTTTTATTTTCCAGAAACTTTCAAAAAAAGTCCTTTTCGCTCAGGAGGAGCCTTGCCGTTCTGGCATTGAAATGGAGTGTGAGCTGATCGTTGAGCGTACCAGAGCCGGGTTGGAAGTGGTGCGTTCAAAAGGTCGTATTGGTGGCAGGCGTCCAAAGCTCAATCACCGATAGCGATGGAACTACCGCCCAGTGTGTTATTAGTATTCACGCCGAAGGAAGATGTCTGTGGCAGGGTTAACTTCCCGTTCATCTCATCGCCAGTTTTCTGGACTGCGCCCGCAGCCAGATTTATCGTTTCGCCTAAACCAACCTTTCAAATATTTTTCTGAATCAGGTGATATTTCGCCTCTTCTCCTGTTTTTACAACAGGAGAAGCACTCATGATTTACGGGTATGTTCGTGTATCAACAAATCATCAGGATACAGAGTTGCAACGTCTTGCACTTGAGTCAGCTGGCTGTGAGCGAATTTATGAAGAATATGCCAGTGGCAGAACAGCTAATCGCCCTGTGTTAAAGGAATTAATTACGGTGATGAAAAGTGGAGATGAGTTGATTGTCTGGAAGTTAGATCGGATAGGGAGAAATGTGCTGCATGCGCTATTGATGTTTCAAAATCTGCACGAAAAAGGTGTTAATTTTCGGAGTATTACAGATGGCGTAGACCTGAAAACAGCAAGTGGTCGCTATAATTTCCGTAATATTCTTTCTGCTGCGCAGTATGAATCTGATTTGAATAGCGAGCGAACTTTAGCTGGTTTGGCTATTGCCAGATCCAAAGGCCGGATTGGTGGGCGTAGACCGAAGTTTAGCGACGAGCAGTGGCAACAGATGGGAGCGCTCATAGCGGCAGGGAAATCACGGCGTTATGTTGCACGTATCTATAACGTTGGGCTATCAACCCTATATAAACGATTTCCTGTTACTGGCATTCAAACGAAATAATTTAAAAGCAATTTAAAGAGTTATTTGTCTAATGTTGGAAGCCGCAGCCACGTCGTATGCAAGAACGTGCTGCGGCTGGCTGGCAAACTTTCGATAGTGCGAGTATTGAATGATTTCCAGCCGTTACCGATTTTACGTGTTAATTAGTGAACAAACCACTCGTCAGCAGATTCCCAGGTATCTTTCAGAGTCTCCTGAACAAAAGTTTTTGCAGAATCCTTATCTGCGGTGCGTGTAACAGAAAGGCCATCGTTGCTGGTGGCTTTTACGATCACCTCTACATCGTCATAACGTTTACTGATGCGTCGGGTTAATTCTTCCTTTAACGCATCCACAGCACCGGTTGGCATTTTAGTCATTTTTTCTTTGGCTATGCAGATTTCAATACGCATAAAAGTCCCTCTATACTGTGTTTGTATACAGCATTATTTTTAACTGTATGGATAAACAGTGTCAAGAGGTCTTATTTCTGCTCCTTTGGAGCTCTTCAAAACGATTATGTAAAGATTTCGGATACAGTTCGGTATATACCTGCCATAGCACGTTTAATGAACGATGCCCTGTAACCTGGGCGACTTCCTCAATACTAAAACCAGCCTCAAATAAGCGACTTGCCCCTTCTCTACGCAAATCATGGTATCGCAGATCTTTAATACCTAATTTGCTTCTTACCCTCTGGAATCCCGCAGTAACAGAAGTGCTGTTATATGGAAAAATGAATTCTGATTTTTTGGGTTGTCGTTGGACGATATCCCAGGCTTCCCCAAGCAAGGCTACTTTCATATGGTTGCCTTCCTTTTTACGTGGATCTTTCCTGTCTCTTACGAGTATGGATTTTTGTTCCTGATCGAGATCCTCCCATCGTAATCGGCATACTTCACCGATTCGCATACATGACCACACAGAAAATTTGAGGATATCAACGAACGGAATTTTTGAGCATTTATGTGTAGATCGTTGTTGAAGACCTTCAATGAGCATGTCCAGTTCATCAGATGCCGGTCTACGATTACGACGATTTGATTTACCAATTAAACCAAGTTTAAGTAGATATGGACGAGCGGCTTTTGCTGGGTTTGATGTGTAATTAATTCCATATACAGGTTTGGCAGCATCCAGAACACTGCCAAGATAACTAACATCGTGGCTAACTGTAGCTGGACCTGCACCAGCGTTGTTTCTTAGCCTGCAATGTTCAATTACGTCATTTTCTGTCAGTTCAGATAGTTTGATCGCGGAGATGTCACTATCCATAAGCAGTTCCAGCACATATCTTTTAGTACGGCCTGCTTTACCTCCGGCATTTGGGTCATTTAAATATTTGTGTAGTAAGTCACGGACTGTAAGTCCGTCAACTGCATTTGATGATGGAATGCCATATAGATCTAATTCCATCACTTTCTGTGTGCCCCATGTTTTGGCATGAGCATGTTTAGGGAATGTTTTGCTTTCCCTGTAAGTGATAACACCTTTTTCTTTGATAATCACATTACAGCGATAGCGTGGTGTGCCATCGGATTTTAGTCGTTTCTCTATGTTATAGTACGCCATTACACGACCTCGTTATTTCGGGTTCCCATAAAACGTGGGAACCTGTGCGGGAACCTAACGCGAGAAAAATAGCCTGAAATGTTCAAAAATGCACGATAATCATGAAACAAAAAAAATTAATCAAACCAGCGTGATGCCTGAAAAAACTGGTGTTTACTGGAATTCTCGGTTTAGCATTGCTCCTATGCTCGACTGGACGGACAGACATTGCCGCTATTTCCTGCGTTTGCTGTCTCGCCAGACGCTGCTCTACACCGAAATGGTGACCACGGGCGCGATTATTCACGGTAAGGGTGACTATCTGGCTTACAGCGAAGAAGAGCATCCGGTCGCTCTACAGCTTGGTGGAAGCGATCCGGCTCAGCTTGCGCATTGTGCAAAGCTGGCGGAAGCGCGTGGCTACGATGAAATTAACCTCAACGTGGGGTGCCCCTCCGATCGCGTGCAAAACGGTATGTTTGGCGCCTGTTTGATGGGCAATGCGCAACTGGTCGCCGATTGTGTTAAAGCCATGCGTGATGTCGTCTCGATTCCGGTAACGGTAAAAACCCGCATTGGTATTGACGATCAGGACAGCTATGCGTTTCTGTGTGATTTCATCAATACGGTTTCCGGTCAGGGCGAATGCGAGATGTTTATTATCCATGCGCGCAAAGCTTGGCTTTCTGGCTTAAGCCCGAAAGAAAATCGTGAGATCCCGCCGCTGGATTACCCGCGCGTCTATCAGCTAAAGCGGGATTTTCCGCACCTGACCATGTCCATTAACGGCGGCATCAAATCGCTGGAAGAGGCGAAGGAGCACCTGCGCCATATGGATGGCGTCATGGTTGGCCGCGAAGCTTATCAGAATCCGGGTATACTGGCCGCGGTGGATCGGGAGATCTTTGGCGCCGATACCACCGATGCCGACCCGGTTACGGTGGTTCGCGCGATGTATCCCTATATTGAGCGTGAATTGAGCCAGGGAGCGTATCTGGGGCATATCACTCGCCATATGCTGGGGTTGTTCCAGGGCATCCCCGGCGCGCGGCAGTGGCGTCGCTATCTGAGCGAAAACGCCCATAAAGCTGGCGCGGATGTTGCTGTACTGGAGCAGGCGCTAAAACTGGTAGCAGACAAGCGTTAAAAGTTCGCCAAAAATTAGTCAATCTCACCACGCTCTGTGCAGTCTTGCAGGGCGTTTTCTTTATATATCAAAAACATAAATATTGGCATGATTTTTGTAATAGCTTACCTGACCAAACCCGGTAAGCGCCGTGCCGCCGGGCAATGCCATCTTTATGGGGAGCGACTATGCTGGAACTACTTTTTGTGCTTGGCTTTTTTCTGATGTTAATGGTGACGGGCGTCTCCTTGCTGGGCATTCTGGCCGCGCTGGTTGTAGCGACTGCCGTCATGTTCCTGGGCGGAATGTTCGCCCTGATGATCAAGCTGTTACCGTGGCTACTGCTGGCGGTGGCTGTGGTGTGGGTGATCAAAGCAGTAAAAACGCCAAAAATCCCACAGTATCAGCGCAATAACCGTCGGTTTTACTAAGGTATTGAGCGGTTCGTCACAACCTGGAACTTTGCCCTCACAGGCAAATAGGAATCGATTATTAAATCTGTCATGATTGCGCAGGTAACGAATTCATCGCGCTGTACCCTACATACAGCCGAACAAAAAAAGAAAGGGCTTCCCGGGTGGAAGCCCAATTTCTTTGCAGAGCTATTACGGAATCAGCAGGCTTGAGCCCTGTGTGGCCCGGCTTTCCAGCACTTCATGCGCGCGACGGGCATCTTTTAACGCATAGCGTTGATTTTCAGCCACATCAACTTTAATCACGCCGCTGGCGATCAATGAGAACAATTCATTGCTGGCTTCGGTTAGTTCTTCACGCGTCGTAATATACCCCTGTAGTGAAGGTCGCGTGGCATACAGGGAACCTTTCTGATTCAGAATACCTAAATTCACGCCGGTGACGGGGCCGGACGCATTGCCGAAACTGACCATCAGTCCCCGACGTTGCAGGCAGTCCAGTGAGGCTTCCCAGGTATCTTTCCCCACGGAGTCATAGACCACGCGGACTTTTTTGCCGCCGGTGATCTCTTTTACCCGTTCTACAATGCTCTCCTCACGGTAATTAATTACCTGCCAGGCGCCGGCGTCCAGCGCCCGCTGCGCTTTTTGCGCGCTACCGACGGTACCGATAAGCTTCGCGCCCAGCGCTTTCGCCCATTGGCAGGCGATCAGACCGACGCCGCCCGCAGCGGCATGAAACAGGAAGGGTTCGTCGGGTTTCACTTCATAGGTTTTGCGCAACAGGTAAAAAACGGTCAATCCCTTGAGAAAAGAGGCTGCCGCCTGTTCGAAGGAAATGGCGTCAGGTAAAATCGCGGCTTTATCTGCGGGGACGTTATGGACGGAACTGTAAGCGCCGAGCGTTGACTGCGCGTAGACGACGCGATCGCCCACGCGAATGTGCTCCACGCCGTTGCCGACTTTACTGACCACACCCGCAGCTTCGGTTCCCAGGCCCGCAGGCAACGACGGGGGCGGATAGAGTCCGCTACGGATATAGGTGTCGATGAAGTTGATACCAATGGCTTTGTTCTCAACCTGGATTTCGTGTTCCGCCGGTTCCGTTGGCGTAAACTCCACGGTCTGAAGCACTTCCGGACCACCATGCTTGTGAAATTCAATACGCGTTGCCAT